CCCCTGTTAGCGCAGGCAACGCGGGAGACGCGTTCGATAAATTTTCGGTAGCCGTCGACAAGCGTATCCAGAAGGTGATCTTAGGCCAGACCCTTACGACTGACGTGGGCACCACGGGCAGCTATGCCGCTGCAAAGGTGCACAATTCCGTCCGCGAAGATCGACTGGCGGCGGATAATATACTGGTAATGGCGGGCGTTCAGTGGGTGATCAATGCGCTAGTCAAACTGAACTTCCCCCTTGCCGAGCCCTTGACGTTCACCATTGCTGACTCGCGTGGGCTGGAAGAAGCGCGAACCGATCGCGACGTGAAGCTGGTCGGCGCGGGCATCCTGACGTTGACCGAACAATACCTCCTCGACCGATACGATTTCGAGGAAGGCGATTTCGAGATTAAAGCCCCTGTGGAGCCCCCGCCCCCCGCAGCACCGCAGGGCACACTCCCCCCCGCCCCCGAGCGTCCGGTTGAATCCGCCGCGCGTTCCTCTCCCGCCCAGCGGTTTGCGCTCGGGGGCGGTTTTACTTCAGACCAGCAGGAGATCGAAGAGCTGGTGGACGCCTCCTTAGCTGAAGGCGGCCAGCCCATCCCTGTTGCAGACATCAAGCGAGCTATCGCATCTTCCTCCACCCCGCAGGAGCTGGCGGAAAAGCTGGCGGCGCTGTACAGCGGCGGCACGCACAAGGGGTTCCAGGAACTGCTGGAGCGCGCGCTGTTCGCCGCCGATGTCGTTGGGTACGTGAGTGCCGAGGGCAAGGTATGATGCGCCGTCCGGGCTGCTGGCGGACGAAGCCCCTCCCGCATCCCTGGGAGCCCCGCATCCTCGATACCGCCTGCGGTTACGATGAACGCATGCGCCACGCGGGCTGCGCGGGGTGTCATCGTCAACGGGAAGAGTCCCCCCTGGATCAACTGCGCGCGATGGATGCTCGACACACGGAGGATGGCCGTACATGAGGCCCGTACCCTTTGCGGAGGCGATTGCTTGGGCGACGGCGCGCGACGTTGTATTGCCCGAGGTCTACTACGGCGAAATGCAGGGCGTGGCGAGATCGGTATCTTTCTCCGTCGCGGGTATTGCGCAGCTTTCACAGCTCCAGGCGGTGCTTGACTCGTTGGTAAAAGAGACAGCCGCATCCTCCTTCGGGGAATGGAAGGCGGCGGTTGCCCGCGGGGACATCCCGCTGGAACTTCCCGACTACCGCCTCGAGAACATTTACCGCACCAACTTGCAATCGCACTATAGCCGCGGGCGCTGCGAACAGCAGAAACGCGTCGTTAACCTGTTTCCCTATTTCATGTACGATGCGGTTAATGACTCCAGAACCCGCCCTAGTCACGCGGCAATGGATGGATTTGTGGCGCGCGCCGATGATCCGGTGTGGAGCGTCTGGACGCCTCCCAACGGGTATATGTGCCGCTGCCGCCGCATTGCACTGACTGAAGCGCAGGCCCAGAAATACTTGAGCAAGACGCAATCGGCGGAGGCGGAGGCCGCGCGCCGGGACGCGTTGCTCAACGGCCCCGATCCGGGCTGGGATTACAGCGTCTGTGCCGACGTGGCTCAGGGCGCACAGCAAGCGATTGACAGCCTCCGCCTAGACCCAGCGCTTGCGCGCGTCGCGGAAACGCGCCTAACCCCGTAAAGCCAAAAAAGTTAGCCAAACCCCTTGACTTTTCAGTGAAATGAGTTAAACTCGCCATCATGAAGCCAGAATTTTGCTTTGCCGCGCCAGCCCCCGCGATTCAGCTTGACGCCGAGCGGAAGACGCGGACGTTTTCAGGCGTCGCCAACAGCGGCGCCGCTATCAGTCGCGGCCCCTTTGGTCGCATGGCGGTGGACCTCGAGGGGGCCCGCTTACTGAGCAAGACCCCCGTCCTTCTCGATCACGACGCAGCGCAACGCGTGGGGTTTGCCGCGTTGCGCTATGCAGAGGGCGCGTTGCACGCTGAAGGCACGCTGCTGAAAAACGCCCTCGCCTCCAGCCTCGCCTCAGACGCCGACGACGGCTTCCCGTGGCAGATGAGTATCTACGCCGACCCCGAATCGGTGGAAGACGTTCCCGCCGGGAAGACTGTCACGCTGAACGGGCGCGAGGAGCAGGGGCCAATGACTGTGCTTCGCCGCCCCTTGATCCGGGAGCTGTCTTTTACGCCCACCGGCGCCGACCACCAAACCCCCGTCCAAGTTCTATCCCAATCCTATCAGGAGCCCTCCCAAATGGCGAACGACAACGCGCAAGAATTGGCAGACCTCAAGACCAAAATGGAGGCAATGACTTCGCAGCTTGACTCCTTGACTTCGGAGCTGGAGTCGGAGCGGGCGGCAAAGGCCGAGGCGCTTTCGGCGCTGGAAAACGATCGCCTCGAGACGCGCAAGCGTGACGTGGTCTCGCTGTTCTCCTCCCTGGGAAAGACCGACGTTGATCCCGCCCCGTACTTGACGATGCCCACGGAGGCGTGGGAGGCGGTCAAGAAGGACCTGTCCGCGTTCAGTGCGCGGGATAAGGACTACCTGTTCCACGACACCGCAGACAACGGCACCGACGCGCACAAGGCGAAGGCCGCTTTGATCGATCAAATGGCCGCGGCCTAATCTTTGAGGGTTCACCACCATGCCTGTTTTTTCGCAAGTCACGCAGGACCACGCCGGGTACAGCGATGCCGCCCTCGTTGGCGATAAGCACGTCATCGCCGACCGGGCTCTTTCCGCCTCCTCGACGTTCGCCAAGTTCCAAGCCCTCAAGAAGGTTGGGTCCACATGGGCGCCGATCAACGCTGCCCTGATCGACAGCACCGAATGGGTTGCCGATACGTTGACGGCGGAAGGCGATGTCGTCATCCCCGCCACCCGCCCTGTTACGTCTTCAAGCACGGGTACGGGGGATGGCACGATCACTGCTGCCGCCAGCGCTACTGCACTGGCTGGGGTCTGGGTCGCCACCTGCGTCGCAGAGGCTTCCAACGCGGGCACGTTCCACCTTGTCGATCCCGCGGGAGTCGATCAGGGCAACGTCACTGTTGCCGTTGAGGCGGAGGTCGGAGGTCTCACACTCACGATCGCTGATGGCGCGAACGACTGGGACGAAGGCGACTTGGTACTGATTACCGTTGCTCCTCTCCGCGCCTACGTCGCCTCCGCTGTTGCAGGCGATACGAAGACGCACGCCACAACGGAACCGACCTGGCCTACCAGCGGGAATGTTACCGACGATCAGGTGACGTGGACGTATCTCGCCACCGTCGATGATCTCCAGTCGACCACAGACTTCGGTGTCCTCCTCGATGTCGATGGTCTGTCGACTGGCTCGGGGGAGACCCCGAAAATGCCCGTGGTCGTTTCGGGCCAAGTCAAGCGGTCGGAGATTGCCGGCCTCCCTGCATCCACCGTCGCAGGCGATCGCCTGGGCCTCTTGATTCTGGAGTAAAGCGAAAATGGTACCTTTTGACTCGACAGTCCTTTCCGGAGTCATCGACAAGCGACGCCCGGTTGCCACCCCCATTGTCGATCGCCATTTTGGCGGGACGCGTATGCAGTACGGCACGCCGTCCATCCAGATCGACATCAAGACGGGCCCCGAAGGGCTTGCCACCGCCATCAGTCACGGCGCGCAGTCTTTGCGTGCCCCGAAGGATGGCTGGAGCACGATGACCGTTACCATTCCGCGCTTTTCTGAGCACGACGTGGTCCGTACCGCTGACCTGATCGGGCAGCGTGCCCCTGGGCAGTCCGTAGCGGGCATCCCGATGATGCAGCGGTACAACGAGAAGCTGGACCTCATTCGGGGGCGCTTCGATCGCACGCTGGAGTATATGGCGCTGGGCGCCCTTCGCGGGGTCATCCTCGACGGTGCTGGCGTCACGATCGCCACCTACGATGTCGCCGCCGCTGTTCCCGTCGTGTTCAACGCCGACGGGTCGGGCCACGACCCCTATCTCGTCTTCCGTGACGCTCAACGCAGCATGGCACGCAAGCTCGGGGGCAACCCCGGGACGTTCTACGCCTATTGCGGCGACACTGCCTTCGACCTCCTTTCCAACGAGAAGCGGATCAAGGAGGCGCGGACAGGGACGACCGCCAACGGTACTGTTGCCGTCACCTCCGGGGGCGTGGTGCAGCAGGTCGGTTCGGTAATGGTCGAGAATTACATCCCCGTGGCTGACCTGGATCTCGACGGCGATGATGAGAAGTTCGTCGCAGACAACGAAATCCTGATGGTCCCCACCACGATCGGTGGTGAGATTATCCTCGGGCCCTGCGAAGCCCCAGACGGTCCGCGCCTCCAGGAGTGGTTCGTTGACAGCTGGATGGAGCGGGATCCGCCGGCCAATCTGGTGCGCATCGAGACGAACCGGATGCCGCTGGTGCGTCGTCCGGATGTTGTCTATCCTATGACTGTCTCCGGGACCTAATCGTGCCATGACGCCCGACGATCTCAAACTCCATTACGGAGAGGATGACTTCGGCGGGTTGTCTGACACCGTTTTGGCTCGCGCAATCGATCGCGCAGCCTCTACGATCAATCGGTACATACGGACCCCGCCTACTGCCCCCGGCGATGTCGAAAGACTCTCGGGGGTTTGGTTAACTCTTGCGCGCGCCTACGCGTATGACGACCAGGCATTGCCCCCTGAACATCCCGTGGTTCGGGAGCTGATGGAAGCGTTGTCCTGGCTCAAGTCGGTTGGCACAGGATCAATCGGTTTTGGCGAGACGGT